GACTGCGACAATTGACTCTGGATATGGTCATGGAGGCGAATTGCGTGTTTTGCTCGAAGCACACGCGAACGCCGTTGACCTGGGTGGCGACGAATTTGCCGGATTCTCTATCTCGAAGACTGAGAACAAGCAGGTTCGCACCTACAAGCCTCGCGACGAAGATCTTTTCGCCGCGGCTGATGATCTTATCCAGGATCGTTATCGACTCTTGTCTGAAAGACAAATTGAATGGTGCAAAATCACTTTTTCCGATTTCGACATCTCGATCGAATCCTTTGCCGAAGCAGAGAATATTGAGATGCCGGAATATATGGAAGGGTGGGATCCTCTTGTGTTGTTTAGTTTGTTGGTCAATTCACTCTACAATGGTGACCTAACAGGCGCTTTTTCCCGATATCGAAGGCAAGGAATGCCAATCGTGGAAAAGAACCGTGTTATGCCGTCAATGATTCTTGAGCCCCTGAAAGTTCGCGTTATCACCAAGCCGGAAAGCTTGGATTATACGAACATCAGAACTCTTCAAAAGGATCTCTGGCGGTGGTTACAGAAGTTTGAGTGTTTCAAGTTGACTGGACAAGTTGTTGATCAGGATGTCATCGAAGAGTTCGTTTCGAAGAACTATGAGATCGGTCGATTCTTTGTGTCGGGTGATTACTCAGCAGCAACTGACAAGTTGAAGCTTGAAGTTTCCCGGCGCATTCTAGATACATTATTGAATGATCTAAGAATCTCGGAACCAACGGTCTATGAAGTCGCGAAGCGAACGATGACGGAGAACATAATCGATTACACTCGAGCCAATTTACCTGAAGATATGGATGATATTCAGATTTGGCGTCAGTATAAAGTCGATATGAAGAAGTTTCAAACGAAATGGCGGTCTCAGAGTGATCTTACTCTGGAGGTCGAGCAACAAAACGGACAATTAATGGGGAATGTTCTTTCTTTCCCTATTCTTTGTCTGGCAAATTTTTGTTGCTACCATATTTCGATGAAACGTCTCAATCCTGATTTAACGATCCATGAGTCTTTTGAAAAAGTTTTGATCAATGGTGACGACATCCTCTTTTGTGCTACACGACCCGAGCATAAGAGATGGATGGCGATGTTGCCAGAGTTCGGTTTCGAGCCTTCAGCCGGAAAGAATTTGATCAGCGACGAGCTGATTCAGATAAATTCTGAGCTATATAAGGTTGAGAACGATCCCATCGTTGATCTGAATACCGCAAAACTCATCGCTGAATGTGGGAAGTTACCACATTTTAGCAATGCGTGCCGAGTCAGACGTATAGGATATGTGAACTTTGGACTAATCACTCATCGTCGTAAGAATGATTGTTCGAAGGACTCTATCAACAAGCCGATTAATCTAACTTCCATGCCAGCACACAAGCAGGCTCCCGATTCCATTGGGAGATTGCTTGCGCTGCCGAGCATCTGGAGGAAGTTAAAGGAACAAATCGGCCAGGATGATATCACTGTCCAACGGATGTTACCAGTTGTGAAACGCCATCACGGTGCTTTCTTAAATGTCTTTGACTGCGGGGTCTTGCTGAATCTCGCAGAAATGATATTTGAAAATAAGAAGCTATGTGAATGGACGAACGCCCCAACTGGGTCATATCCGTATGAGTTGAAGAATTTCGTTGTTGACGAGAACGAAATTTTCAACTTCGAGTTTGCCGCTGTCGAGACAATCTTTGGATCACTCCTGCCGAAGAAGGAGAAGATCCCTGGATCTGAAGAATGTCCCGCAGTAAGCGCCTACAAACTCGACGTCGACGTCCCAACCGTAAAAGACATACGGCGGCACATCGGGGGGTTAAAATTCCTCAAACGAAAGGATATTCATCAGAAAGTCAAGAATGTCATCATCAGTCAGCACAAAAAGATGTGCCCCATGAGCCCGCTCATTTCAATTGAGTCGGTCCCGAAAAAGGGGGATCCCAACCTGCGGCGAGTGCGATATAAAAAACCGCAAACGCCAGATTGGGCCACATGGACTGAAGTGCGCAATCCGCACCTTCTTGAAGACGATGAATGGTCGCCAGTCGTTTGTTCGAAGGACATAGGAGCAATGTCCACCTTCTAACAGGATACCAAAACGTTAGGTCTACCCGGGGGGT